TTTTGACATTAAGTCTTGTAAATTCATTTTGTGATCCCCTTAAATGGATTTGGAATTTTATTCTGTGTAGTACCCATGGCACTCTTTGTACCAGGTTGTATTGCTACAGATTTTTTATATTCCTCAGCCATTCCTGGTTGGCTGCTGGCTAAAATTTCATCATTGACACCTTTGTATTGTGTTAATGTTTTCTTATTCTTGTTTAATTCTTTTAATAAATCAAACTTGTGTTTCTCACTGACCAAGTGACTGTGATCGCTAGGTTCTTGCATTGTGCCAACAAGTGCTTTGCCTGTACGCTCGTCGTGTTCGTGATTTATTTCGTGTTCTAATTCTTCTGCTAGGTTTTTAACTTTAACATGATTATGAGAAATACCTAAACCGCTAGCAACACGGTCTCGAATTTGTAAACTAGTAGCTGGGTAATTTGTAGTAACATCGTACACAGTCATTTGTGTATTTTTGTGTTCAGGAAATTCTGATTGCCTTTCTTGAATTGGAGTTGAGCGGCCTGAGCTCACGCTTCCTACATGAAATTCTGCTAGGGCAGATTTAATTTGTGAAGTAGCATCTGATGGATGATCTCCAGCAATTTTTACCTTAAATTCGTAGACTTTCTTGCTCTCTGTTAAGTATTCTTTAAATGATTTCATAGTTTGATCCCAGTACTGTATTTATTTCATATTCTTTAATTTTTCCAGCAAGCTATTGCGATCTGTTATAATAACTCCATCACCTTGTATGGTTACTCCATCATCTGCACTGTTGGCTTCTTGGTCTAACTTTTGCTTTTTGATCTGTAAATCGATCATTTTTAACTTTTTATCTAATTTGGCAGTTTTAGCCGTAATTGCATTGCTCAACATGCTAGCGGCTACTTCAAATAGTCTTCCGCTGTAACGTGCTTCGACATTCATGCCCAAGTCCATGATATCCTCATAGGCTTCGGTGGCTTTCTTTGCCAGCTCATCTAGCTCGCTATCGCCTAAATCGCCCAGGCCTTTTACTTGTGGAAGTGCCGCGGATATCTTGTCATACTCACTGATGTCGCGCATGAACGGAGCCGCCATTTCTGCCTTGGCTTGTTTCTTTTCTTCCTGTTTAACAATCTTCTTGCTTTCAGGTAAATTGAGAATTTCTTCAAGTTTTTTAGTCATAATATTACTTATGCTTTAGACTCTACTGAAGATATCATTTTCGTTTAAAATACGAAATTTTATACCTTGTTGTCTGCACCACAAACTGGCAGCCGCCCATTTGGCTTGATTCTTAACATACTGTGCTTGATTGTATTTGTTTTTACCCACACGTTCTAAAATAGTCTGGCTGGCAGGTTTAATTTCAACTAGTTCAGTTAATATACGATTGTTAGCATCTACATACTGAATAAAGAAATCTGGAACATAGACTGTTTGTCTATTAGTAAGTGGATCTCTATAGGGAATTTGAATAGCTTCGCTGGCCCATTTTAGTACATGCTCGTTGTTATCACAAAAGTTCATAAAACTCCATTCCCAACTGCTACGATATGTAGGACTTTTAGTTCCTACATACTTGTCTGGACGTTTCATTGCGAACTTACCGCGAGCAAATTTAGCCATATATTACACTAAAATGTTTCGACTTTCGTAAGTGTCGGTTACAGTTTGTACTCGATATCCTAACAAACTGGTTTTTTCTCTATTGTTGTTTAAGACCTGTGCAACTACTTGGCTAAGTTGAATATCAGTTAGACCTTTAAGCGTGTCTAACAATTTAAAAACGCTAACACTTTCTGTTCTTGATTGATTTAATAATATAATTGCAGTACTTCTTGCACTGCTGGAATCAAATCCACGTTTTAAGAAAAATCCTACAGTAGCATCAATTTCAGCGGCGGCAAAACTTACCGGACGAGAATAGTAGTTGTCAAAGAAAGTTTTAACATCGGTAGTTGCAGATTGTGTTAATGGTAAATTAATACTCATGTTATATTCCTAATTTAACTGGGCTAGCAGTTGTTACATTTGTAGTTGATGCTACTGGGAAAACAACACCTTGTGTACCGCCAATTGTTTGTAAAGGACTAGTAGTAGATGCACTAGTACTTAATACAGGAGCACTAGAACTTTGTGTATTTTGATAAGTGTTAATAGTGTTAACAGTATTGTTAACAATGCTGGCGGCCGCAGTTTCTATATCCAATGCCTGAACAAAACTTGGATCTATAACCGATGGATCCGGATTGACGCCAGTCAACGGGCTAGGACTATTGTCATAGTGTACTATTCCAAATCCTTCAGGATCCCCTGAAGTTACTTGACCTACATCATATGTAACTGCTTCATAGGCAAGTGTCATGGCAAAATCGTGTGTTTTTGTAGATGACCAATCTAACTTATTGCCGTCCCAACTTTTAATAATAGGATTAATTAATTTAACACTTACATATTCATGACGAGCCATTTGGTAAATTGTAATGTAGTTGAAGAAAGGACTTGTACTTGAATTATCTAATCCAAATGGAGTAGTGATATAGTTACTGTTTTGTGTAGCATTTCTATTAAATGCACCAGTTGTTTTTGCACTAGTGCTATCGGCATAGTAGTAACTGTAGTAATTTTGCCATAACTGATTAATCAACCCCATGTTATCATCATAAAAGGATATTGCTAAATCTCCAGGTTTGTGATAATATTGTATTTGTTTTTTTCTGTTGTATTGGTTAACAGTATCTACCATTATTTCAAATTTTGGCAGTGCTACACTTTTTGCCAACATATTAATTTCATTGCCGTATCGGGTAACAATATTGGCATTTTTTAATGCGGCTTTATTGATATTAAATGCCACATGATATTGAAAATCTAACTTAGGAGCCAGTCTAAATTGTTGGTCTGTGAAAAGACGGGCCGCATGTTGCCAGTCTCTCAGATTTATCTTAGGATCTGAATGTAAATTACTGTTGGATGTGAAGCTCATACATTATTTATCGAACAAATAAACTGCGTATATTATGGACAGTCGTAAAAAAGCCCACTTACGTAGGCCTTTTTATTATGAACCGATTACGTTAACGCTCTTGTTAGTTTGTACTGAGTTAGCAGAACCGAATGTTCCACCAGTTGTCTGAACAGCGTTATCCATTTGAATAGTCAATTCAATTAACAAAGGTAATTGCTCTTTATAAGCAAGTGTACCATAGTTAACTTTCTGAATATAGCAACCGTATACTTCCCATGTTTCTAAAATGTTAGGAGTATTAGAACCGTTACCGCCGTCTAGCATTTCAATACGCATTGTAAACTTATAGTCACCAGCTGAAGTTGAACTTTGTTCGAAGAAGTCAAATTGTTTCTGCATTTGTTCGCCAACTAGTTTAGTAACTTGACCAGTTTGATCATCACGTATTTTCAAGCTACCTGATGCCCACTTAGGACGACCAGCATAGTGAATTGTTGAGTTGTAGACCATAATTGTTTGATCTTCAAATTCAACGCTAGGACGGAAAGCATCTGACACTTGCTTGGTCAACTCTGTGCGAGGAGTACTTACACCAAAGTTTTCAAGTGTCACACGGAATCTGTACTGTAACTTTGGCATTAACATGCCTTGGCTACTTGCGCTTTGGTCTGATGCTAACGGTACTGTAAAATTATTTAAGGCTGAAATTGCCATTATGTTCTCCTAATTATTTTAAACCTAATGCTTTAATAGCACCAGTATTTTCTAAGCGTAGCGGAATGTAAATGAATTCAACTGCTTTAACTGGCTCGATAGCTATGTCAACATAAAGTTCGTTTTGATCAATTCTACTTGGAGTATTGTTACTAGTGTCACAAACTACAATATAGTCATACAATGCACGTTCTGCTGTTAATTCTAACATTAGTTTTTCAACTTGTTGTTTAATTTCATTACGTGTAATTGTATCGTTTGGTTCGAAGATAAATGGTTTAGCCAATTGATTCAACTGGTAACGTAAGTAAACTACTAGACGTGCCACATTGATTCTGTCTAGTGAACTTGCCACTAGTTGACGTGTCTTTTGACCATAAACAACTAAACCTGTACCTGCAATGTATGTAATTGGGTTTACATGAACTGCCGCTAGTGTGTCACGTTGTCCTGTGTTCAATGCTACAGTTGTAAATTCTCCAGTTACTGGATCTACATAACCAACTGAACTAGCATTTGTTACACCGCCACGACGTACACCAGCTGGTGCAAACCATGGATAAGAAACGTTATCGCTTAGGGCGATTGTACGTAACATAATGTGGCTTGGAGGAACAACAATGTTATTACCTAACAAGTCAGTTGTGTAACCCCATGGATAGTAAACTGCTGTGTATGGATCTGTAACAATTAATCCGTTGTCGCCATCTACTGCGGCTTGGTTTACGTTATTACCCCAGTTGCTTAGGCTAGTTGCATCACTGGTTAAACGTGCTGGACTATCAGCAACAATAAATGCTGTTAGGCCATTGTCGTTGTTTAGTGAAACTAATTCGCTGACTGTTTCTAAATATCCTGGGCAACTTAGCAAGTTGAAAATAACTGTGTCTGGTTGACGAATATTTTGGTTTGCTTGGATAGTAGCGTTCAATGCTTTTAGTACAACACTACGTTGTGCTTTACGTCCAAATT